TGTAATGAGCTGTAGGCGGCGCTTGGAAAAAACTTTTTGAAAGAATATTTTCTTCCTCCGTTGGTTTTTGCTCTGTCATAAATAATCCCTTTCTTACAATCCATATTTCGATTTTTCAGCATTATAATGGCTCAAAATTATGGAACCTATTGAAGTAGGTAATTGCCCTCTGTGAAATCTAAAATTTCCTAAATCAATTTTAGCATAATCCATACCATCATCATCAGTAGCAATTTTCAAATTACTACTATTAGCCACGCTTCCAATAATTGAAACATTTACTGGAATACAAGACATCGAACCATTAACATATATTTGTACGTAACCATTTCTATCCGCTGTGACAGCAATATGATACCATATATTTTGCGTTATTGAAGCAAATGAATCAACATACACATAATGTTGATTGTCAACGGAAATTAAGAATCTTAATTTATTGTCCTGTTTTCTAAAGAGAGAAAATCCTTTTTGGCTTTCGTCATAATATACGGGGATTTTTGTAACAATTGGCAACGGGACACCATTAGACGCTTGGACTCTAAGCCATAGCTCAAACCAAAAATCTGTTTGTCCGTCGTCGTCTAATATATCGCCGAAACTTAAATAATCATCATTTCCATCAAAACGCAAAAATCTTTCCGGTGTCGTGCCCATCTGCCATAATGCGGAAGAGTTTAACGTGCCGTGATTCGCAAAACCTGACATATCAAGGATTTTATTTGTGGACATATTATAACCACGTTCAGGTGCGATAAATAATTTCATTTGCTCAATGAAAATTTCTTGATTTGCTTCATACTCCATGAATAACGGACATTCGAAACCAAGTTCATCGGATAAATCTATCGCTTTAACATTCATTGCGATTAATTGTTTTTCTGGCGAAAATTTTTTCTGCCAACTTGGAATTATTTTCGCACAAGGAATCACAAAATATTGAAATCTGTTATTCGCATCTGCATTACCGTAATATCGTATAGCAAAATGCTTATACGTACTATTTCGAATTAAATTTATTTCGTCAATTCCTGTTTGCATCAAATTCGTTTGAAAATTTACCGATAAACTTTTTACCTTTTCGTCCACTAATGCGCCAGACTCATCTATAATTGATTCCGTTGTTGAAGATTGCTCGATTACTGTATCCTGCAAATATCCAACGTCAGAAAAATCAATTGCTGGATTAGGATCAAGTTCCATCACATCACAATTACCAAGTCCGTGAACAAAAATTCGTTGACGGCTTTTCCCAAGTGCCATTTTTCACCTCAATATTTAATTGTTATATAATTGCTGATGCAATTGCTGCAGCTTCAGTATTATTTAGGTCAAAATTAGCATCAGTATTTTCTACGATTATATATGGCTCATTTTCTGTGATATTGAATGCGGTTCTTGTCCTTGTGAAATTCGCTTTCGGTGCAAGCATCGTTATATCTACTGGTAATTGTCTTTCCGTAGCTGACGCAAATTTTAACGATATTTTCGGCGTAATTTTCATCAAGGGAATAGAGACTTCTTGCACCATTGTACCGTTTTTGACTGGTACTTTGTAATAGCCCTCATAATATTTATTAGCTGCATTTTTCAAAAGATTAATTTCATCTATGCCTGTTTGTTTCAGAACGATTGATACTGTACATTTTCGGGCGCCTCGTTTGGAATCAATAAGGTTTCCTGCTTCATCTGGTTCGCCAACCATAGAGGCTTCGTCAATAAAATCAGTGCTTGCAATATAGCCAAGTTGCGAATAAGTATTTGTCGCTGTAGGTGAGAGTTCTCTAATCCAAAAATCACCACCACCTTTGACATTGATTGATGTTCTTGATTTACCTAATGCCATATTTACCTCCATTAATTGTTAATCATTCTTTTTGTTAATATTAATTTCCATTCAGCTTTATGACATAGTACCGTTCCATTCAGAAATTGAAAGATGCCACAGGTTTGTCGCTGCAACGGATAACTTACGTCCACGATGCCGCTTAAGTTTTGCTGAAATCTAAAAGCATCTTCAATCGCATCAACTAAACTTTGGAACGTGTATTCACTTGGATTATTGTCATCGTCTTTGTAACCATAGAGTAATGTAATGAACCATTGGTCGTCTTTTTGCGTCGTTAAAAATTCATTCGATTCATCTTTGCTTGAAAAAGGTTTATCTTCTGGTTCGTCAGTTCCTATTTGTCTTGTTATCCAACAAGTGTTAATTACACCGTTCTTTACAAATGCGTTTTTAAAATTAAATTCGTCCGTAGGATTTTTCGGACAATCATATACCTTTCCAATTCCTTTTATGGAATTCAAGATATTTATAATTTCATTTTTTTGTTCAGTATATATGCTTGTTTTCATTTTGCAAAACCACTTTTCTTTGCAATAGTTTCAATCCGTTTTTCAAGCCAACTTAAAATGTCTACTTGATATACAGCACCTTGACTGGAAAATTGTTCTTTGTAAGTTAATCCTAATTCATTTAGCGCCCTTTGCATAAATCTTTGTGCTTTTGTTCCTTCTTTTGCGATTTTTGCTCTCACAGCATAAGCTAAGTTATTTATCGCTTTCGTCCTTGCGTCACCTCTTAATCTGATAGTTCCTTTTCTACTCGGTAGTGCTCGTCCTTCTTTATATTCTACGCCCACAGCAACCAAATGTGCTTGTGCATTCTGTTCAGCCCATCGGATTAATGGAGCAATGGGTGCGAAATGCGGTTGTGTACCAAATTCCACAAACTCACCGTACATCAATGGCGTCCCAACTGATAAAGAAATGGAATCCTCTGTAACAATCGGTTCACTGTAACCGAAACTTGTTTTTAATTGTACTGGCGGCGCATATTCAATCAATTTTCCTGTCAATGCTTCAGCCAATGCTACCAATTCGTTCGTGATAAATTTTTTGAATCTCATCCAATCCGATTTTAAGTCAATTGTATTTTTAACTGCCATTTTATTTTTGCCTGTGAAATAAGTAAGGTGTAAAATCGGAAAAAGTCGAATCAAGTTCCTTTATCTCATATGATGCTTCTACGCTTGACGTTGGCTCTTCGCTACCAAAAACTAAAAGATTATACTGTTTGAAATATTCCTTTGCAAGTGAAGTATATTTTGCAGATTTATCATTATAATTGACAACGTCCGCATTGATAGTCGCATCGATACTCTGTGCATATTTTGCTGCAAGCTCTCTGCAAGCCATAGAAGCGGCTAAATTAGTTATCGCACTGAAATTATATTCTGTGTTTGGGAAATTCTGTGTTCCATAATTATATAATTTTGGCTCCACGGTTAATTCAATGATAAAATGCTCATCTGTTCTGGGCGATACATTAAGGAATCTTAGTATAACATTACTACCATCTTGTTTCGTACCATCGTCATATATTTCATATTCATTTTTATCAAGTATTATTTTCGGTTCGCCACCCGCAGGATATTCGATGGAAATTATCTCTGAGTAACCCCAAGTCCATAAGTCCGCTAATTCAATTGCAAGAATGTATTTATTTGTGCCATTACCAGATATTTTTTTCCTCAAAGCAAAATCTTTATCAATCCCAAATTTAACAACCGCATCTTTCAGTATTTTATCAATATCCGTAATGGATAATTTTTGTGCATCGTCTTGAATTTTACTTGCAATCGCATCTAAATAATTTTGGTAAGATTGATTACATTCAACGTATTCTGGAGTCGGATACAATTCAAGACAAGCGGTTAATTCAACGCCAGTTTCCGCCGTTACAAATATTCTAAGTGCTTTAGTATTCTGTTCTGTTAATACGCTATAATTCCAGTCATCAACCTCACCTTTTGTCAATGGATTAATATCTTCCTTGTAAGTCATTGTTAATTCAGTGCTTACCGTACCTGATATTTTCCAGATTTTTATTTTTTCATTGTTATTTGCTTTCGCGATGATTCGCAAACTAAATTGATAAGAAACGTTATCCTTCAGAATAACTTGGGAATTCAAACCGTCAAGAAATAATTCCGTTGGATTATCGTCTATACAATTATTTTGTAATTTATAACTTATCATATTGTTTCAAGGTGTCAATTTTGCTACTTGATTTTTCATTTTTTTTTGTAATTGTTAACAACATCCTATAAATCTCATTGACAGTTCTATCATACTTCTCATCGGATTCCTTTTTGTATTCACAGATTTTTTTCTCACATCTTATCATATTCTCATCGACATACAATTTGACATTATCTATTCTGTCTATTAATTTGTTATTCGCTTCAATCATTTCTTGTTTTGTCGCGAAACTTGCGAATTTAATTCCTGCGCCAACAAAAAAAGAAATCAAAGAACAAACACTTATCATTAATCCAATGACAATGGTTATTTTATTCTTAGAAAATTTATCACTTAAATAATTATCCATTCGCTTCCCCATTTCATTTCACATTTGTGGCCTTATCTTGTGTAAATAATAAACAAAGACAAACGTCTAATTTCGTCAGCAGTGCCAACATCAATTTTGATTTTGTAATAACCGCCTACCGTAAGTCTCGCCGCCGAAGAAGACGATGGTCTACCGTACGCAACTGTGTTTGGAGCCACAATGTTAAAACTAATTATCGGACTTTCAGCTATATTAGTCGTTGGATTAAACTTGTAAAATGTTACTACACCAGCTGGACTCACTGAGCCTGTATCAGCGTATTGAGCAACTGCTTGTATCTGAAGCACATTCATTGAATACGGCACATACATAATGAACGTTGAGTCATCGCTCCGAATAGTATCTCTATATACTGGTATAATATCAGCATCAACTATCGGACTGATATTATATGTTTGCGGAAAAGCGAATGAAACAAAAATTAATATCATTGATAATGTAACTATTAAATTTTTCATATTGACCTCACTTTCTAAAGTTTAAATTCAAAAAGGACAGAGTGCTTTAAATCAACACTCTGTCCGTGATTTTTTTTAAAATTAGCTTGCAACAATTGAACCGTCAAAGAATCTGTAATCAGTTAAGACATAGCCATACCAGAAACGCCACTTGTAAGTAATCTTATCGTGTGTAAACAAGCTTCCAGAATTTGGCACATCAGCAACAAATATTTCAGGCGTTCTCTGCCCATCAACGAAACCAACTTCAATTCCTTGTCCGTCTTCTCGCCTTGCAACGCAAGCCCAGTTATCAGTATCAGTCCAGTAAGATACGATAATCGGTGTTATTCCTAATTTTTGCAGATAAGATGGGTCGCTATTGTACTGTCCATAAGCAGTTCTTGTCAACTGGTCTGCGGTCTGAGCTAAATCAATCGGAACAAGTAGATAACCTACCCGGATATTCAGTGGTTCATCTGAATTTGCTTCCTTCTGTTTTGCCATACGTTTAACCGCCGCCCACAGTGCTGTTCCATCAGCACCTAATGCCGCTGTACCGTAATTTGCATGGTCTGAAACATATAATGCTTTACCATCATAGATAACCCCATTGACAGCTGGATTGACAAGATCAAAAACATTTTTGTAGAGGCCACGTATACAAGCCCGGGCAACTCGAGCTGGAATCTGTGTAATTGCTCCAACATCGTCCTTCTTAATTGCTTCCAACGTAATGTCTTCAAGACATCCTCTCTTCTCTGGACTGTAATAAGCTTTTTCGTCAGATGGTGTATCCGCATTCAAGTATGGCTGGCCTTCACCTACTATATCTGGTTCAGCATAACCACCGTAACGGATTCTTTCCTGTTGTTGGATACTGTTTAGGTCGGTAAACTTCGCAATCATTTCAACTTGAGCAAGCAAGTCTGATTTATTGTAATCAGCTATCAGAGCTTTGTTCATTGCATTTTCACAGACAATGCTAAATTGCGTACTGTCAATTGAGCCCAAAAATCTTTTCGTGTCTCGGACTCTACCAGTAATCTTTTCATCGCCTGTGAAAACGATATAAGCTTCTCTGATACTGCGGAATGGGTCAATTCCTTTCAGAGTATTTCTATACTCATCCGTCCCTGGTCTCAGTGGCGCGATTCGCTCAGAGCTTGTTAAGAACAGTCCATCAAGTGCGCATTGGAATTTTTCCAACGAATCCATTCCAGCCTTTATACTCACTTTGTTTTCTGGACTTGTGAATGGGGCAATTATTCTTCTTGCTGTCTCGATTTCATCTTTCAGTTCTGCGTCAGTAAAAATTTTGCCCGCAAATTTAGCCGCAATTACATCTTGTGTCGCTTGCGGTAAATTACTTTCCATTAGAGCGGATTTCAATTTCAATTCACAAGCACTTATTTGCATTGCTTTCATTTGTTCAAGTACTGGCATTAATGCACTTTGTATCGTGTCTTCCGTTTTTGTTTCTTTCTTCTGTTCAGCTATCGATGCAAGTGCTTTATCAATTGCAACTTCTACAGTTTGTTCCTCATATATTTCTGGCAACGCAAATTGTGGCTGTAATTTATTCGCTGTCAACAAATGAGTATACAACTCATTCTCTGGCGTTTGTAACCAATCGACGTTTGCTTTGATTGCGTACGATGGATACGCCAGCATAAAAAGTTTTATAAGTTTTTCTTTTAGTTTCATATTACCTCCGTTAATGTTATTGTGATTGTTATTTTTTGAAGCAACTAATTTCAAAAATTTCCCGCCTGCAGCACCGCGTGGTACTATATCTACATCACCTACAACAATTCGCTTCAGAACGTATGCTTTTTTGTTAACTTCCGGAATTAATTTTTCAGGTTCTACTTCAACCGTAGCATCAAAAGACAATTGATAAATATCTAATTGATTTTCTTTTTCCAAATACATCAGATTATTTCTTAGCCAATCTGCGGATGGTAATAAGTGCACAGTCGCTAAGAGAGCATCACCTTCAACACGGACATTTTTCAAAAAACCAACTATTTCTCTTGCTCCTTTTTTACTCGGGTCTGTTTTGTGCCCAAACCAATCAGCATTTTCATTAGCGTATAAACGTGCACCTTCAAAAGCATTCACTGAAGCGTATAATGATTCTTTTGTGATGTAAAGATTTTTGCTCGCTGGCGCAAAACCAACTTTCATTATCACAACGTCCCAGACTAAACCTTTCTTAGATATCTCTGTAGCTTGCCAGTGAAGACTATTATCATTGCCCAAAACTACAGCTTGACAAGGTTCAAGCTCTGATACATTAATCTGTTCAGCTGAAAAAGCTTTTTTGTGTTCCTCCATCCATTTCTTTGCTTCCGAAATGGAAAATTTATTTTTGTCAAATCGAATAGCTTGTGCTTCCCATTTATCTGTGGTTTTGTTGTGGCAGTAAATAATCCTGATTCCATCCGTAATGTCTTTTGAGCGGCATTCATCGAATAAATCCGGGTCTTTTAATCGATGCCTGATTTCATTTTCAGTTTCCTCCCAGGCGGCTAAAACAAAATCAAAATTATTCGCTAAGACTCTTATCGGATTCATTTTTTAGCTCCCTATTTTGTGAACGCCCCACTTACCTGCTTCAACAACAATTGTTTCGTTACCAACAGACAAGATTTTTACATCCGCAGGTTTCAATTCACTAAGTTCCTTTTCAAGTTTTTCATTTTTCACAGGCTGTCCTTTATGATTCCGTGCAGTTGGCCACGAAGAGCGTATTTTTTCAACAAGTGCTCCAAATTGTTTTTCTGTTAATACTTTTTTTTGTACTGTCTCTGTGTTTAGTTCTTTCATAGCATTTCTCCTTTTTATTTTTTTTAAAAAAAGCGAAATGTTTCTTGGATTTATTTTGCCTCAAAATTATTGCCTCTTCGGTCAATAAAGGGCTTTATTTTATGATATCAAATTAAAAAATTCATAATTATTTGTCAATTAATTTTTTTTCCTCTTTTTGTCAACCTCATTTCCAATTCTTTCTTTTTCTTTTTCTTTATTTATTTCTTTTTCTTTTTCTTTGTACTTGTACTTGTACTTAGTACTTGTATATATATATATATATATATATATTTATATT